AGCCTAAAGCCAATAATGGCGGGGGTGGCGGTGGCTCTGGCGCAGTTCCAGACACTGGCAGTAACAAGTCTCTGTTCGCTATGTCACAAGACGATGTAATCAAACTTGCCCAAGAAGGCAAACTTAAAAGGAAATAGAAATGGGTGCAACCACTACTGTTGACGGCGTGGAAAATTACGTCCTTCAAGAAACCATCGGCGCGTACTCTGATGAAGCCTATACCAATGCCAAGAAGCTTGTCGGCACTGGAATTACTCAATCTTCTAACGAGATTGATGTTACCACCGAGACCTTTATCGGTCAAACTCGTTGGTTTAAGCCGCTGTCCCCTGTGATTAACGTTGCTAGCATCACTGATGCTACTGACGGCACTGTCACCCCGCACTCCACTGACTTCCTGGAATATGTGAAGTCTGTGCGTACGCATGGTGCTGAAGATGTTAACATGAAGCGTGTAGTCACGCAGCAAGACGGTCTGGCCAAAGTTGGACGTGACTTTGCTGAGACTCGTGCGCAGGACGAGCATAATGCCATTCTGTCTGTACTAAAGGGTGTTGCTGTTGCAGAAGCTCTGAATGGTGCTGCCACTGGCTCCGGGCAAGCAGGTCTTGGTGGCCAGACTTTCGACAATGACCCGACTGATGCTCGCTATGGCTTCTATGTGGACCTCGGCGCTTCCAAGCCGGTTGTTGCTGCTTCGAGCTCTGTGCAAGGTGCTGCTCGTGCTGAAGGTTTCCTGCAAGCTTACGGTATGGCTTACAAAGACTACGAGCCTTCGTATATGTACCTGGCAGCCAGCCCTGAAGTTATGGCTTCTTTCCGCTCTGCCAACCTGATTGACAATGATCGTGTCACTGACGGTTCCATCGAGTTTAGCACCATTTTCCAAGGTAAGTTCCGTCTTATCCCGACGCGTGCTGCTCAAGGCTTTACCACTGCTCAACTGACTAAGCTGAACACTGGCGCTGGCATCGACATCGTCGGTACCAAGACCTCTTTCCTGATCCTGCCTGGCTCTGTGGCATTCAATGCTCTGGAAGTCCCGATGCCTGTGGAAATGGAACGTAAGCCCGCTGCTTACAAGGGCGGTGGTAAGAGCTCGATCTGGTATCGCTGGGGCTATGTTGCTCACCCGCAGGGTTACACCTGGAACGGTAATCGCGAAGCCTTTGCTAGCGATGCTGACTATCAGGCTGTCAGCGCTAATGGCACTCCGACCGTGCTGACTGCTGCTACTATTGATGCCAACACCAAGGGTATCTGGAAGCGTAAAGTGGCTTCGGCACTCAGCCTGGGCATCCTGCCGGTGTTCCACTCCTAAGAGGTGTTGAATGGCACTTGTCAAGAATACCAATTCATACGTGACAGTAGCTGAGGCCGATGCCTACTTTGCGGACAGACTTAGTAACGATGTATGGTCAGCTCTGTCTCCCGAAAAGAAGGCGCAATCTCTTGTTGCTGCTACAGAGTACATTGATGGGTTGCGTTGGAAGGGCAGTGCCGTTGACTCTCAACAAGCATTGGCTTTCCCTCGTGTAGGGTCATATTATGATGCTAAGCTTGGAGCATATCAAGAGATGAATCCGACACCGTCTCGTGTAATCACAAGTGTATATGAGACGGCGATGCACCTTGTCAAAAACGAAGGTGTTCAAGAGGCCAATAGTGTAATTAAGGGCCTCAAAGTCGGGCCAATCGAGCTGACCGACATCAGAGCAGTCTCGGTAACATCTCCTGTTGTCAGTAACCTGTTAAAGGACATGCTTGACAATAGCGGGCGTACTTGGTGGAGGGCTAACTGATGCGTGCAATGGTAATGCGCCAAGTACGTAATGCCTTCAAGATATGCGGGGACTTGCTTGTAAGTGTCAATTTAGAGCTAAAGGCTGCAACAAGCTACAATATGGGGGATATGCTGGCAGTAGTGCCGCCAGCTATGCCCACAACTATTCAAGGCATTTTCTTGAACGAGACTAAGTTGAAGGGCGCAATTGCGGAGATTATCTTTATTTCAGAAGATGTGCCTGATCTGTCTTTGTACTCCACTCTTACTGTAAATGGTAAAGTTTGGAAAGTTGTAGAGCCTATTGTAGATGACACTTATCTTGTTAGAGTTGGACTGAACTAATGGGCAAATACACAGTATCTACCACTGCCATATTCGGACAATTCACCACAGCGCAATGGGATTCTACGGGAATCTTGGCTGTGCCGGCTGACTTTCAGCCTCCACAGGGCACCCTAGAGTATGTCAGAGTAAGTGTATTGCATGGCAACTCTGGAATTAATGCTCGCTCCACTTCCGGCATCATCAATATTGACATATTCACACAAAATGGACTAGGCCCTGCAAGGGGCCTTGCCATTGCTGACATGCTTGACGAGGCGCTGTCTTGGATTGCTATTAACGATTCTGGATATATCCAGACGGGTGTTAGCTCACTTTCACCTATGGGCGTTGATGGCAGCAATCCTGCTCTACAGCGTCATCTGTACACCACTCAATTTAATTACTTTGGAGTTTGAACAACTATGGCACACATTACTTCCATTGGCGCGAGCATGTTCTCGGACCTGTCCATTGCTAACCCCGCCACATTATTCTTTTCAACAGACTTTTGGATATTACCAACGGCAAGATCAAGCTTACTTAAATCCTGTTGAGCCTTACGAGTATTAGAAAGTACCTCTAGCTCTAAGCTCATCATAACTCCTCGAAAAATACCCCTCTAAAGAGGGGCTAGTATTACTTATAAATCACAAGCATCCCTTTAGGTTTGCCATACTTTAACGCAGTCTTTTCAACAAAGAACGCTGGAGCTTGCTTAGAAGAACCTGCGTTAAGAAATTCGATGTATGGAGTGTCATTAATTATTCTGTAACGATCACTGCCTTCTGCAACTACCCTCCAACTTGCTTTAGCAAGTCCAGTGTCCACAGGCGTTGCCTCTTCTAGCGAGGCTTTAAGGCGAGACATTTCATTCTCTACTAACAGCTTGGCTGCTATTGCTATTTTCTTTTCTAGCTGAGCTATGGAATCGTTAACTCTGAATTTCATATTCAGCATTTCAATCCTCCATACAAGGGAGTTTACCCCCGGTTGCGCCCAGCATAGCTAAGAAAAATGCTGAATTCTTAAGGCCATTATCTGTCTTCTGCGACTTAGCAAGTGTCTGTAATGAGGGGAATAACTCAGATGCCTTAATTTTAGCCCCTTGGCTTTGCATTATCAAACTAGCCCGATAATCCTCTTGCCAGCCAGGCGGCCTGACTTTGAAGTAAGCAAACCAGCCTAACAACTCTTCATATGGCATCTCTGCCATAATCTTATAGACTGGCATACGAAGAAGAAAGGCTAGTTCAAATAATTGCAATTCCTCTTCGTCTAGTTCCATTATTTGCCGAAGCCCGAATACTTCATGATGGCATTAGAGAGCTTGGAGAGCTCATCAATAGGAAGGCTACCAAAATCCTCGCTAGAGAACTCTTCAAATTCTCCTACACCCGCCTTAATCATGGTTTCCAAAAGGTTACGGCTTGCGTTTTCATTCTCATCCGATTCTTTGGAGTTGTCGACAATCTTAGCCAGTTTCTGGATCTGAGCGACTTGGTCTACCGTAAGTTTGCGAATCTTAACGGTCTCCCCACAAAATTTGTGATCAGTAGTGATGTTAATAGATGCGAAGCGATTTGCCATGATTAGAGTCCTTTAATTTGCTTGGTGAGGTTATTGCGAATGGAGTTCAGTTCAGCAATAGTGATGAAAATTTCCTTGGACTTTACCGTATCATTGGCAAATTCAGGGAAGCGATTGGTAGTCTTTTCAATACTACGACTAACGGCCTTTAGCATGTGCTGAAGGGTAGTACGCAGTACATACTCTTTGTCGAAATTTACCATTTTCTTCTCATTTTAAATGAGAGGTGCCATTAGACACCCCTCTTGTGATCAATTAGCTGATCGTGAAAGGGCCGTAAAACGGGGACTGAATGGTGAAAGTAATCGTGGCGGTGTTAGCATCGGTGAGCTGAGGATTAACCTGAATAGCTTCAACTTTACCCAACCAATAGTACTCGCTC